CTCCTTCGTAGGACATCGCTATCCTACATTCCCTGCTAGTTAGGCAGGGACCCAGCGGAACTTCAGTGTGAGGGCTCCGCGCCTCACGGTCTCACGTAAGTGCTCGACCCCACGTGGTAATATACCACGGAGGACATCTGAGAAACTGGGATTGCTCCCAGCCATCAGAAAGCACTTAAGGAGGGCAGGATCATCCTGTAAAGGATCATTCTGCTTACGAGGAATAGCTACCAACGTTTTTAGTTCAAAACGATGGAGAAGCCTATTCCACCGCTCGACTGGACGAGTATTGCTGAAACTCACCCAACCGAGTCCTTGAGACTCACGTTCTGTATGGGGAAGTGAGAACTTTATCTTAGATTGGATAAAGGCTCTCAATTCCTTGGCGACATGCCAAAACCCCTTTTCATAAAAGAGGTTTGCCATAGCCACCCAGGACATGATCTCTTCGTGTGACCGTCTACTTGTTGGACTCTTAGTACGGCAGTAAACAGGTGTTACGTTTACTCCGTCATAAGCGTCCATCCCACAAGACTCTCTGAACTTACCAGTCCAGAAAGACTTGTTTCTGTTGACTTTCAACCCTATCAGGTTTAAGTCAGCACAAGTAGAAGGTGCCTCGTCAACGGGGACGATGATATCGTCTCCGTAGACGTAAACGCTGCGACTGTACTTAAGTACATTCGCAGCGGTGATCGGGAGCTGAGCCCTCCGAATTCTCGATGCGACAATGGCGTTGAAGAACACCAATGCTTCCATCGGGAAACAAAGAGCTGAACCCATCGACGCAAACTTATGCAAAGTGAGGGTAACCCCACTAGGCAAAGTTGCCCTTGTCGAACGACACGCAAAAATGAGGCTCCGTAGATACGGAGCAACAGATAGCATGCGCCAAACAAGGTCTGAATGGACTCGGTCACTCGCCTCGCTAAGATCGATAGTCGCTAAGCGACCATCAATCGAGGCTTGGTAAGCTAGCTTTTGGTTAATAGTTTGGTCCGTGAAGTTAACACGGCCGGACGTATAACCACCACTCTCAACGAGGGGTACAAGCCAGTTCAATAGAGCCTGTTGTGTGTACTGCATACACACTGGTTCTATTGCAATGACACGAGGTGACTTCAGAGTCTTAGGAACGAATACCACCCTCACGGGTGGTTCATCCTCGGGTTCGATGAACTTAACAGCCGCAAGAGGACAATTCTCTCCACCGAGGGACCGCTGTGAAGCGACCCCAAATTCGGTGAAAGGAAATAAGTCCTCTAAACGACTGTGCCATGTTTTTAGCTGATACTTGGAATTACCAAGGATCCGCTCCTGGGTAGAACCAGGTCCATGGCGAGGCCTGAGATCATCATACGGGTCCCCATTAGGGACAGAACGTATAATGTCAGAAATGACGATAGAAGATACTTTCTCAAAGTCTTTGAGAAAGTCTTCATCGATCACGAGGTCTCTGAGTTCATGCTCACACGCGATAAACGCCGCCTCAGCTTTTCTTTCTCGCCTTTTGGAGCAAGGAAGAAGAACTTTCTTATGGAGTAGGCAGATCTGCCTAACCGCAAGAATGCAGTCGGGGCAAGCATCTTCGCGCAACCGCCGATCAGGGTGGAATATCTTAGAGAGGAAACCCCGTAGAAATACGGGGAGACCCCTATGAAACCGGCAAGCCGGAATCATAGATGGCTCTAAGCGTCCTGCTGCAAGGGCTTCTTCAAACCCTTTACAGTAAGACGGAAGAGTGATAGTTAGAAAACTATCACCTTCTTTCTCCACCCTACGCTTGACAGTGTTAATGTCACGCGTTGGGTCGACACCACACCTAGTGCCGCAATCTTGCAGCACTTGTTCCGAGAGCCATACAAGGCTTTTCACGACGCCTCCTGTTTAAGGTCGTCGGTCCAGGGCTTGCCAACCGGCTAAGCCCAACCCATCAGGCCGATCAACCACGACCAAGATGTACAGAGGAGTGAATCACTCCAATGGCACATAGTGGTCGCAGTTGACGCAGAGATATCTGATAACATCAGGTTTCTCCGCCCAACACCTTAAGCAGGTTAGCGGACGTTGCCCAGCTCGAAAGAGCAAGAGCAATGTCCTTAAGCTCTGCATTAGTGTAGCCAACGTTAGGCGCATCAATCACCAAATAAGCAGACGATGTGTACTGCAAGTTATTGCTAGCCACGAGCGGATCAGGAGCGATCTTCTGCGCGTCAAGACGCACAGTAAAACGCTTCCGTTTTCCGTACTGGTGGCCAACAGTAAGCTTGTAGGAATCATCGTCCTTCTTATAGGTGGAAGAGACGTCGTTACGTGCAATCGCAGGAAGCGATTGCGCTACGGTGTTAACGGTAATGGATTGGGGGTCAGCAAACATAGTCTGGTCTCCGAAACGTTGATGTTAAGCCCACCGGCTAATGCCGAGAGCAGCGGCGATACCAAGTTGATAGGTTGATAACCCATCAAACGTGATACCGAAGCCGAAAGGAGACGCCGGACTTCTGGACCGAGTAATCACGGAATCCCGTGCTACTGCGGATCCAGATGATCCTGTCCTAAAGTCCCACGAACTTGCGAAACGTGGGTCTGAAGGACGGGCATGCCCTACACCTTCCGTGATCAGAGATGACTCTGTCTCACGCATGATGTACGCATAGTCCGCCGTTAGGTTGTCAACTGCATTTGAGGAAAGATTGGAGACTACGTCACCAAGATTCCCAAACCAGTCAATCAACCAGGACCAAGGAAGAGCATTCCACAGTACTTCAGGGGTTACATTAGCCCCATAAAGTGCTCTGGTAGCTCTCTTAGTCCACTCAGAAGAACCAATGTCAGGAATGTAGTACCGAAACTTACCAACAAACCAAACCTTTTCACGGGTTTGATTATATTTAGTAAGTTGGCCCCATCCTGGCGTATACGTAGAAGGAGGCGCACCCCACCCATGATATGGATAGGGCCCACCACCTATATACGTATGGTTCGTCTGAGCTGATTCATCCTTGATCAAACGCCGACGATGAATCCCATTACCGTTATCTCTAACGATTTGGGCTAATCGCTTGTCGATCGTCTTATACAGGCGGTACATTTTCTTAACGTCGTTAAGAAAAGGTATCCACCCAAAGGCGATATTCAGATATTCTGAGCCTGCAGCCCGCAAGGACTTCAAGCGTAGAAATAATCTGAGCGGCAACGTGGGAAGATCCCGTAGTTCTATGAGAAAATTACTCACAGAAGCCACAGGGTTCCCCGGGCGAGCTCTCTTCCAACCTGTCGCTCCATGGACACTAGCAGATGCTAGGCCATTGGAAGCAGCATTTTGGAGACTGGAGGCTGAATCGATGGGTAGAGCAGCGCTCGAACCACCGATATAGGGTTTATACCTATAAGGCCTACCAGAGATGGTACCAGCTATTTCGGGCGCGAAGCCAATAGTGACTTCACGGTGCCGAACATAGAAACCACCACCTGAGACGTAATGTCCATTCCTCTTAGGATTGGAATTACTAATGACCAAGGCATGGTCGTGCAAGGTATACATTGTCATCGGACTAGACCCATTGGGTATAGTATGAGGCAGTGTATAAGCAATCCTACGCACGACGCGGCTCCTTTCAAGCATCCTTAGGGAACATGGGAGAACCATGTCCCCCTCGGAATTAACGACACAGGGTTGGAATCCTGCGTCGGGAATGTGTCAGGTCAAGACCCTAACATAGTAGCTATAGCTACCAGGTAGCCCTCACGGG